CCTTCGGCAGGATAATGGCATACCTCAACACTACTGCAAGAACGTCAGCGGCAACTAAAACTGATACATTTCAGCCTGCCGGAAGATTGCCGACAAATTTTGGCGTATTCATGGGCTACATAAAAGATGTAGAAGACATACAAAAAAATGGAAGAATACGAGTGTGGATTCCAGAATTTGGTTCGCCACCCGATGATCCAAATGGGTGGATTATAGCCAATTATTGTTCGCCATTTGCGGGCGCGACAAACGTCGATACTACTAGCGAAGCTAATATTCAATCGTTCGAAGGCACACAGACTTCATACGGAATGTGGATGATTCCGCCGGATATTAATAATATAGTATTGGTAATGTTTATTAACGGTGACCCCTCGAGAGGTATATGGATTGGCTCGTTATATAATCAATTCGTGAATCATATGATTCCGGGAATGGCTGCTAGTGTAAAAAATTGGCAATATCCTGGAAAATCGATACCTGTAGCAGAATATAATAAATGGGATACTGGCGTAACTCAGCCAGACCGAGCAATAAAACCATATCAGCGAACAAAATTTCGAGGATTAGGAAATCAAGGCCTTATAACTGATCAAAGCCGCGGCATAACAACCTCGAGTGCCAGGCGAGAATCACCCAGTAAAGTATTCGGAATACTAACACCGGGCCCGCCCATAGATAGTAATGCGTCACCTGAAAATATTAGAAGAAAGGGTGGTTCTTCGTTTATCATGGATGACGACACTGGATCCGAATATGTTCAACTAACAACAAAGACGGGCGCTCAGATTAGATTAGATGAAACAAACGGTTTTGTGTATTTAATTAATCGCGATGGCACTGCCTGGGTGCAAATGGACCAAAGGGGTAATATAGATATCTTTGGCGCCGGTGATATCTCTATGCGTGCGCAACGTGACATTAACATCCGTGGTGATAGAAATGTTAATATTGAAGCCGGCCAAAATATTTTTATGAAGGCGGCCAAAGATACAAAAGAAAACACGACAACATTCACGTATGATGTAAATAATATTCCCAAGCCTTCAATTATACCTTTATGGAAATATGTGGGTGAAGGTAACGGCACCGGCGGCAATATTGTTATGCAAGCCCTTAATAATTGGCAGAGCACCACAAAAAATACAGCATACCTGACCGTGACCGACAATAACATGAATATAAACATTGGTAATGCATTAAGTGTTACAACGGTTGCCGGTGGCCAAGATTACAATTCGAGACAAGGTATAAGAATAACAACTTCGGCAGCGGTCGACGTAGCAGCGATTGGTAATATTAGAGTTGGCTCGACAGGAACAATTTCGGTTATTGGCATCACTGGTGTTGTTGTTTGTACTGATGCTAACTTAGACTTAAAGGCCGGCCAAAACATTCAAGAAGCTGCTGCTAATAGTATTTTACTAACAGCATCCGATGTAGCCATAGATGCCCAGTTGACCGTAACGGGAACTGCAAATCTATTAGCCGCGTATGCAGGCATTGCTGGATCGCTTGGCAGTACATCTTCATTTACAGCACCTAGTGCAAATCCGGCAACGGCCGAAGGCGCATTATCTGCTGGATCAGCGCCGCCCGCCGAAATAAAACCGCTCAATGATAAAGTCAACATTTTGGCGACCTGGAAACCATCCGTTACATATCCGACATGGAGGGCAAATACTCCGTATAATGCCGGCGATATAGTTATCTATAATAACATTATATACATAGCCAATAAAGCAGTCCCTGCATCAGCCACATTTGATTTAACCCTTTGGAATATATTCACTCCAGAGGATAAGTTTGTGAGAAATTCCGAGGCATTACAAACCACTATCTCTAGATTCCCCACCTACGAGCCATGTCCAGAACATGAGAAGTTTAGTTTTGCAAATATTAGCGGATATACACCTACAACGACGCCAGATGCCAAGACATACGATGGCTCGGGCAGTTCGGGCAATTCTGCAACAGCTAGTCCGCCACCAGCAGTAAATCCAGGAGCCAATAATACATCGGTTCAGGGCGATCCACCAGCAGATAGTGTAATATCCAAAGATTTTAATATGAAGGCATACGAATGCCAATTAAAGATTCACGAGGGTGTCAGGTACGCATCATACAACGATAGTTTAGGTTTGCCCACAGCAGGTATAGGACATTTACTCAGAACAAACGAAGTATCACAATATCCTGTTGTCACTCCTGTTGCAGAAAGTCAAGTCACATCCTGGTTTGGACAAGATGCACCCGTTTCTATATCCGGTGCTCAACGATTATTAGGTATAGATACATGGGATAAGTTATCCGATGTAAGAAAAAGAGCCTGTGCTGATCTTTGTTATAATATGGGTGAAAGAAGATTATCGGGACTTAGGAACTTTTTATCGGCTATGAAGGCAACTGACTACAACGCTGCCGGAACTGAATTAAGAAATTCAAAATGGTTTTCTCAGGTTGGCCGCCGCGGGCCAAATATAGTAACAATGATTGTACAAAATGTCGACCCTAATGGTTGCGACAAGAAATTTCCTGCAGGATAAAATATGAGTTGCGCAGCACCAACAATTGTAGTAGGCGGAGTCACTATGTCTACAAGTGATTTTGAAAATGCAAAAGAATTGCTAAAAGTAAGTGGAGATCAGGGCGACCCTGTTCAGGATGGATATGACGAAAATATAGCCAATGGTAATAATAATAGAAATACAACAGGCGTACAAATTCCACCGTCCGTACAAACAACCCCACCTACACCAATTCCACTTCCTGCGGAGCAGACAGACGACAAGAAACCGCCCGGCGGCGATGGTACTCCGGTTAGCTGTACAATATGGAATGGGGATTATGATTTTCAATTAAGTCCAAATTTTAAAGTTAGAGACTTTACGGTTAATGCACTTTTCCCAAATCAACTTATAGATTATTTAACATATACAAAAGAAGTAAGATGCTGTAATCTGCAAAATTTAGCAATGAACGTGGCCGAACCCTTGCGTGCGAAATTTGGTCCATTTAGTATTAATTCGGGACTTCGCAATGCATCATCTACACCGTCTGGTGTAAGTCAGCACATCACAGGACAAGCAATGGATGTTCAATTTGCTGGATGGAATTATGCAAAATATTGGGATAATGCTGCATGGGTTAAAGACAATATTCAATATGATCAATTCATCTATGAACATAGTTCTAGTACCGGATTAGCATGGTACCATTTAAGTTTTAATCAAACAGGTAACAGAGTAGCATCATTACCAACAAAAGTCATGACAATGTATCGCAATCATTATGATCCAGGATTAAAAAGATACGGGTAGCCCTGAATTAAAATAACATATAATTCTCTTGATAAATAACAGAAAGAGAATTATATGGCATCAAATCAAACTGGATTAGTTCAACAAACGCAAATCACAAGGGTACCTTACTTTGTTGGATTCAACACGGTAAATCAACCTAACCCGCCGTATTCATTGACTAACATCGAATTAGTGAAAAGAGATATTCATAATCAGTTTGCAACACCAATCGGATCTCGAGTAATGCTTCCAGACTTTGGGTCAAGAATATATGAATATTTGTTTGATCCGTTTGATGAACAGACTAAAAATGCAATTATTGAAGATGCAGTAAATGTCATCCAATCCGAACCGCGAGTTCAGCTTGTAAATATCGATGTATTTCAGGAGGATCAAACATTAACCGTCGGAATGACATTATTGTTTAAGCCTGAATCTATAACCGACAGCCTTTTTGTAACTTTTAGCCTCACGGATAAGGAAACATTTTAATGAGTGAATCAATACGCCAAAGTAACCTCTTTTCGGGCGAAGATTATCAGAAGGTATTCAAAGCCTTTCAGTTTATCGATTATACCGCCTATGATTTTGATACGCTTAAACAAGCATTAATAAATTATATCCAGTCATATTACCCGGAGGATTTCAACGACTATGTTGAAAGTTCGGAATTTATTGCAATTATTGAATTGCTTGCATACTTCGGCACAAGTCTCGCATTCAGAACAGATTTGAATAGTCGTGAGAACTTTATTGATACTGCTGAGCGAAGAGAGAGTATTATTCGTCTGGCGCAGATGGTTAATTATGTTCCTAGCAGAAATATTGCAGCAAGTGGCTTATTTAAGATTGCAGCCGTGCAAACAAATCAACCACTTACAGATGCCAGCGGTGTTAACATTAATGATGTTTCAATATTTTGGAATGATCCAAATAATCCAGACTGGTTCGATCAATTTATACAAATATGTAATGCTGCATTTAATACTCTTAATCCATTTGGCAGACCAACTAAGAGTGGTTCAATCGGCAATATTCCAACCGATTTATACCAATTGAATAACAATATAAATCTCAACGTAACTTATCCTGCGGTCATTAGTATCAACGGTCAAACATACCCAATTGATATTTGTAATCCCGATTTTGTAACAAATCAAACAATATTCGAAAGAGATCCGGACCCGGCTAATTCTTTTAACTTTATTTACAGAAATGATAGTTTAGGGGTATCATCTTCAAACACAGGATTCTTCCTTTATTTCAAACAGGGAAATTTAATTAATATTGATACCAATTTTGATTTTCCTGTCCCAAACAGATTATTTCCTATTGATATTCGAAATATCAATAATACCGATGTATATGTCCAAGAAACAACTCAAAGCGGAGCAGTTGTAAATAAGTGGCTAAAAGTGCCAGCCATAGCCGGCGAAAATATTATTTACAATAGCATTCAATTTGCTCAAAGAAATATATTCAGTGTCATATCTGGTGCAGGCGATACAGTAACCGTTAGATTTGCTGATGGTAATTTTGGTAACGTGCCAACCGGACTATTTAGATTCTGGGTTCGAGTAAGTGCAAATCTAGCACTGGTTATTCGTCCCGACAATGCGCAAGGTTTACAAATTAGTATTCCATATATGGGATCTGATCTCCAACAATATATATTGAGTATTACGTTCAGCCTAGAACAAACAATAGGCAATGCCGCCGCCACAGAAACGAACGAGCAAATCAAACTT